CCATTTCCTCGCCTTCGCCTGTCTAATGCTGCCCAAAATCATCGACTTCATTCATATAGGTTCATAACAGGCTCTAGAAGATCGCGCCCAGCATTGAGCCCGTCGTCGTAGCCCTCGGAATATTCCAGTGACCGCGCTGTTGGATCCGCGACGCTGAAGGTGCCTTGTCCGGGCGACTTCTGGCCGGTGATCGTGCCGGCGTGGTCGTTCCAGTCGAGCACGCCGTACTGCTGGTATCGTGCGGCGTCGGCCGGCCCGCGCGGGTCGGCGACCGAAAAGCTCCCGTTGCCCGGGCGGCTCGCGCCGGCCACGACGCCGCACGGTTCCTCCCAGCGGTTCACGCCGAGCACGCCGTTGTGCATGTCCGGCACGATCAGGTAGTCGCGCAGCCGGCCGTTCTCGACCGCGAGCTTGTTCAGGCTGCGCCAGTCGCTTCCCGCTTCGACGAACGCGAGGCGTACCCACGTTTTCCACTGCAGCGACGGCACACGGTGCATCGGGCCGGCGGCCTCGACGTCGCCCGGCAGCGGCATGCGGCCGAGCAGCGTGCCAACTCCCTGCAGCCGATTTTGCTCCGGCTCGTACAGGAACGCCGACACCTTGGCGATGTGGCGCGCGACCTTCAGGTACCGCTTGCGGCTTTGCGCCATGCCGCGCTTCGCGATCTTGCCGCAATCGTGCGTCGTCTCGTTCACGGCATAGCCATAGTGCTGCAGGATCTGGTCGATCTGGTTCAGCAAGTGGCGCCCGCGCGTCGCGAGCCGCGGCACGTTTTCGAACACGATCAGCTCGACGGGGTCGTCCTTCCATGCCTCGCACATCAGCCACACGCAGCGCAGCGTCAGCTCGTTGAGCGCCTGGTACTTCGGCGTCCGGCTCAGCGTTTCCGAGAGCAGCCCAGATGCACCCTTGCACGGTGACGAGATGAACACGCAGTGCGGGTGCTTGTAACCGGCGGCGCGTCGCACATCGTCCGGCGTAGCTTCTCTCCAGCCGGCCGGGGGCTCCGCGCCGTGAAACGCCGTGTACTGCTCGCGTGTGAACAGGTCCATCACCGTGCACGGCGTGCCGACCAGCATTTCGAAGTCGCGCGCGGCAGCCGGATCGTTGTCGATGCCGCCGATGCAGCGCCACGTCGCCGTCATATTGCCGACGCGCGACGTAGCCTTCTTGAATCCCTTTGCGCCGCCGCCAAGGCCGCAGCAGAATCCGAAGCTGTTGTACTGGCGATTCGTCAGGTCACGCTTCATTCAGGATCTCCATGTAATCGATCAAACCTCAATGGCGGGTGCTCGGCTCGCATATGGCAGCGGGGTAGCATGAAAGCGCCGTGCGGCGGCTGCAGGCCAAGGTGCACGATGTGACGGCGCCCACCCGTCACCCGAGCACCCGCCGTTGAAGTGTGAAGTCGCGATGCAGATCACCGCGGCGCGATCGCGCGTCGCGGTATGCACTTCCTTGGCTTGATTGGCTTCAGTCCGACGAATCGACGACTTCGCTGAAGCCGCACTTCGTGCACGTATAGCGGTGCAGGCAGTTGCCAACGGTTTCGCTCTCCATGACGTGCTTGCAGCCGAACTGGAACACCTTCACCGTACCTCCCGAGTGGTCGCCGATCATCGCGAAGCTGACGCGGTCATGCATGAAGAACAGCCGCGCATTGCCGATCGTCGTGCGCAGCCAGCCGGTCGCGATCGGCGTGTACCAGAAGAACTTCGACTTCGCGAACTCTTCCCACGTGATCTCGGTCCAGCCGTTCGGTACCGTGTCGCATCCATATCCGTATTTCGGATGCGGCTCGCAGCCGATCTTGCCGCCCCAGTAGATGCCTTCGATCTGAGCGCGAAACGCGGCGTCAGCGCCGTTTATCTTGTCGAGCAGCATGTCAGGCCTCCCTCGTCTTCGGCAGCGTCGCGTCGAGGTGCAGGATGCGCGCCACGACGGCCTCAGGGATACGGATCGCCTGGCCGCCGTGCAACGCGGCGAACGCGGGCCGCAGCAGGTTGCGGTCGTCTTGCAGCAGCTCGGCGTACTCCAAGCGCGCGAGCGCGCGCCAGAGTTCCTCGTAAATGACGACGACCACGCGATCGCACATCGCGATATCGAACCAACCGATGTGACATTCCTCGTGGTTCTCGATGCCGAGCTGCTGGGCCAGCCAGACGTACGCGTCGGTGCGCGTCATCGCGCCGGACTGCCAGATCGGGTTGAATGCAGCTTTCGCGCGCTTCCGTGCCTCGCGGGTCGGCGCATCGGCGAGCGTGCCGAGCGGAATGCGGGTGAACGAATGCAGCCCGACGTACGCATGGCATGTGCGGCAGAGGAAGGCCCACGGCCATTCGCCGTATTCGCGGCCGTAGATCTCGGCGTTGTTCACGATTTCGACCTGGCCGCCGTCGAGCGGACAGATGGTCGGCGCGGGCAGCGGATTCCGCACGCGGGCGGTGGCGCGCCGCGAGGGATTCCACGGTGTCTTCGTCGTTTGCATGGTCAATTCGAAAAAATGGGCGCTGTACGAGCCGCCCGAATGCGCCGCGCAATCCGGGGCACGGAAGGCGCGCGGCGGTGCTGCTATCGAGGTCTCCACTCCGTTCCGCGCACGATCCGGCCGACCGGTTCGAGCACGAGAACCTCCGATTCCTTTCCGCGGCGAACGAGCGTGCGGCCGCGCTTTTGAGCCTTCTCGAGCGAGTCGTGGTGCTGCGGTTTGCAGGTGCGGCCGACCGTCACGAACAGCGGCGCGCCGGTGCCGACCGGGCCGAGTGTCAGTTCGTCGATGCGCGCCTCGAGCGTCGCGGCGTTCGCGCGCCAGGTGTCCGCCGTCTGCCGGGCGGCGTCGCGCTCGGCGGTGAGGTTCTCGATTGTGGCGAGCAGGTCGGCCACACGGACCTCCGCGTCGACGACTTCGTCGGTTGACACGGCTGCGGTCGCTGCATCGAAAATCCCGACCGACGCGATCTTGATAGGCACCTGCTCAGCCGAGTAGGTGAGCTCGGTCTCCCGCGCGGCGACGGCCGGCGCCCGCGCCTGGTCGCCGCGCACCAGCCAGTAGATGTACTCGTTGCCGCCGCCGGCACGCTTCTCGCGTTCGATGGTGCCGGCACCGACCATCTTGTGCAGCGTTTTCGATACCTCGACCTGGGGCAAGCCGAGCGCGGCCGAGATCGCTTTCGCGGTTGCGTCCTCCACCGCGGCCAGATGCTTTTCGATCTGCTCGATCATGCTGCCTCCCGATGCGTGCGCGGCGCGCCGATCGGTGCGACGTGGCCGCCCTCGACCCAGAATGTCTCGATGGCATCCGGCAGGCCGCCGGGCGCCGACTTCAGGCTCATGAACACCAGTGCGGTTTCGATCAGGCCAGCGTGCGCGAGATCGTCGAGCCAATAGAGCAGGCGGTCACGCTCGGGGCCAACGACAACGTCGGCGCGATCGAGCACGAGCAGCTTCAGGCCGGAGAAGTGGCCGATCGCGGCGGCGATGCGCGCGTCGGCGCGCCAGCGCTCGGATTCGGAGAGCAGGGCGTACGCGCGGCCGCCGGCGAGGATCTCCATCTCCGGCGTGATCGTGACGTCGGCCCATTCGGACATTTCCGCCAGCGCTGTCAACTGCTCGTTCACCGGTGTCAGCGCCTCGCGCAACAGATCCGCCGGAATGCCGTCCGGCGCGAGCGCGCTGGCGATCGCCTCGTACGCTGCGACGTCGTCGTGCAGCGCGGCGGCGGTCTTCGCCAGATCCGCGGCGCCGGCGGCGCGGCGCTCGATCTCGCGTAACGTCGTAATGTCGGTGTCCAACTGCTTCCGGCGGCGTTGCAGGTCGGCCAGCTCCGAGCGTGCCGCGTCGCCGCTTTCGCGCGCGGCGGCCGCGCCGCTGTCCTCCGCGTCGTCCTCGAGCGCGCGCAGCTGCGTCGCGGCCGAGTCAGCGGCATCGAGGTCGCGCTTGCGGTTCGCCGCGGCGTTCTGCAGCGTCTTCAGGCCCTGCTCGTATTCGGGCAGCTTCGAGATTGCATCCTCGTCGCGCACGCCAGCAGCGGCCGCCGCCGACAGCACGCCGTTCAGGTAGCGCAACAGCGCGCCGCACTGGGGGCACGCGCACTCGGTGCCCGTCGGCACCGCGCCAGCGCGCACGCGCAGCGCTTCGACCTTCGGCAGGAATTCGGCGACCTGGGCGTCGGCGAACTGCGCGAGCTCGGCCGCTTTCGCGTAGCCGGCGGCGCGTGTGCGCAGGTCGGCGATCTTCGCCGCGCGCGTGCGCGCCGCGGTGTCCGCCGCGTCGGCGGCGCCGATCTGCTGCTGCAGCTCGCCGATCTGGTCGTCGATCGCCGCGCGGTCGGCGGTCAGCTTGCGCAGCGCGGCCTCGTCGAACTCGACGACCGTCGGTCGCCACGTCGCCGCCTTCTGGCTTCCGTACGTCTCGCCGGTCGCGTTGCGCCAGGACTGCTTCGCGCCGCGCGCGCGGTCCGCCGCTTCCTTGTGCGCCGCGTCGAAGCCGGCGCGCAGCATCGGCGTGATCGCCGCGAGCCGTGCGGCTGCCGGCGCCGGCAGCGCGTCGGCGCGCAGGCCGAGCTTGTCGAGCAACCGCGCGAGCATCACGGCTGCCGAGATGGAGGCCGCGCTGCGCAACACGCGCGCGACGTACCAGCAGCCGGCCGCCGTCGCGGCGCAGGCCGCTGGCGCGCGCGCCGGCGGTGGAAGGATCGAGGTGAACCAGACCACGCAGATCCACGTGAACGGTGCTGGCGATCCATCGGCGGCCGGCCGCGCGGTGGAGCGCGAGCAGCGCGCGGTGAACTCGGACATGGTACGGAACCTTCAGGGGGTGATCGCATGACCCTCGACATGATCATGATCTCGCCGAAGAAGATCGGCAGCATCCGGGTGCAGGTCGCGATCGAGGAGGTCTACAACGACGAGCTGACCATCACGGAGCATCCGGTGGAGCAGGGGGCGCAGATCACCGATCACGCCTTCAAGCGCCAGCCGGATCTCGCGATGCGTTGCGGCTGGAGCAACGCCGACTACGAAGCGCTGCTCGGCGCCGCGGAAGCGACGTTCGAAGGTGGTGGCTTGCCGTCCGCGCAGTACGTGAACGCGATCTACTCGCAGCTTCTCAGGCTGCAGGAGGACCGTACGCCGTTCGACGTGACGACGAGCCGCCGAACCTACCGGAACATGCTTCTGCAGGGGCTGCGGCTCACGACCGACGCGAAGACTTCGAGCGCGCTGATCTTGACGGCGACACTCAAGCAGATCCGCATCGTGCAGACGCAGGTGACGAAGCTGCCGCCGCGCGAGAATCAGGCCGATCCGGCGTCGACGGCCGAGACGGGGAACGGCGGCACGAAGGCCGCCATGCCGGCGACGCCTGCGCCGGGCGGCGCGGTACCGCCCGGGAGTATGTAATGCCGAGCTTTTTCGAGATTCCGTTTTCGCCGCGCCCGGAGCGCTTCACCGTGACGCTGAGCGGGGTCGACTATCGCCTGACCGTCCAGTACCGCAAGGCCGGTGGTGCGGGGTGGGTGCTCGACATCGCAGACGCCTCGGACAACCCGCTGGTTTCCGGCATCCCGCTGGTAACCGGCGTCGACCTGCTCGCGCAGTACAAGCACCTCGGCTTTCAGGGGCGGCTGTGGGTGCAGGGCGCCGCTGATCCGGACGACGTTCCGACGTACGAGGATCTCGGCATCGGATCGCACGTTTTCTGGGTGACGGACCAATGAGCGTTCAGCAGTTCGGCCGCAAGGTGTCGCTGGTCATCGGCTTCGACAGCGGCGAAGCGCTCGACCTGTCCGAGCTGAGGATCGTGTTCCGCGTGCAGCGCGGCGACCTGCAGACGCCCAATTCAGCGCGCATCCGCGTGTACAACGTCTCGGCGTCGACGGCGCGGCGCGCGCAGAAGGAGTTCACACGCGTCGTGCTGCAGGCCGGCTACGAGGGCAACTACGGGATCATCTTCGACGGACAGATCAAGCAGGTGCGCCGCGGGCGCGAGAGCCAGACCGACACGTTCCTCGACATCACGGCGGCGGACGGCGACTCCGCGTACAACTTCGCCGTCGTGAACACGACGCTCGCGGCCGGCTCAGTCGCGACGGACCACGTCTCGGTGGCGATCGCGGCCATGAATCCGTACGGCGTGTCGCTCGGCTACGTGCCGCAGGTGACATCGAACCCGCTGCCGCGCGGCAAGGTCATGTTCGGGATGGCGCGCGACTTCCTCCGCGGTATCGCGAAAACCACCCAGACGGTCTGGAGCATCCAGGACGGAAAGGTCGTGTTGGTGCCGGAGACCGCGTACATGCCCGGCGACATACCGAAGATTACCTCGGAGACCGGAATGGTCGGGCTTCCGCAGCAGACCGCGAACGGCATCGAAGTGAAGATGCTGCTGAACCCGAGCGTGAAGATCGGCCGACTGATCTGGCTCGACAACGCGAGCATCCAGCAGTACGAGTACAGCCTGAACGTCGGCCAGCAGGCTGAGAATGAGCGGATCGAGATGCAGGCGAAGCTGCAGGACGACGGGTTCTACTACGTGATGCTCGCCGAGCACTCGGGCGATACGCGTGCGAACGAGTATTACACCAGCACGACCTGCCTCGCGGCCGACGTCACGGTGCTGCCCGATTCGTTCAAGGACAAGGCGGCGGTGCCGTCTGCCGACGTGATCAAGCGGTTTGGCTAGCGGCCGTACGTCGGCAGTGCCTTGATGGTCATCGTCGTGTTCTCGCCGTTGCGCTTCACGTCTGCGCGTGCGAGCACGTTAAGCGGCATCGACTTCGTCGGCATCTTCGGCACGATGATCACGGCGTCGCCATCGATCGTCTCGCCCCAGCATCCGATTTCCCATACGCCGCGGTAGGACTCGTAGCGCCGCATGTTCTTCGCGTTCGCGAGCGGCAATTCGCACTTCTTCGCCGTGTACAGGATGGTTGGGAATTCGTTCTCGACGGTCGCACCGACCTTCATGCCGGCGAACGGGTAGACGTAGGCGTCGTCAGCGACGGCGGCGAGCGGCGCGAGCAGTGCGGCGGTCAACAGCAGTTTCTTCATTTTCATCTCATGGATCGACGTGAAAGGGTGGGCGACCCGGAGATCGCCCTGCGTGAAGCGTTTGACGGCGTGCGCGCGGGCATCTGGACAGCGCTGCCCGGCATCATCCAGGCGTTTGATGCCGCAGCGCTGACATGCAGCGTGCAGCCGGCCATCAAGGCGCAGGTGCGCGGCATCGACGGCGCGATCCAGAGCGTCGCGCTGCCGCTGCTGGTCGACTGCCCGGTTCAGTTCCCCGCTGGCGGAAATTGTACGTTGACCTTCCCGGTGAAGCCGCGCGACGAGTGCCTCGTCGTATTTGCCTCGCGCTGCATCGACGCCTGGTGGCAGTCGGGCGGCGTGCAGGAGCAGGCCGAGCTGCGCATGCACGACCTGTCGGATGGGTTCGTGCTGCTCGGCTACCGGTCACGGCCGCGCGCGCTGGCCGGCGTGAGCACCACCTCGACACAGCTGCGCAGCGACGACGGCGCGACGTACATCGACCTGAACCCGACGCTGCAGAAGGTCAAGATCGTGGCGCCCGGCGGGTTTGACGTGGTCGCGCCGCTGTCGACGTTCTCGGCCGCCGTGACGATCACCGGCCTGCTGACGTTCGTCGGCGGTATGGTTGGCAGCGCTGCGAGTGGCGCCGCGGCCGTGTTCAACGGCGTCATCCAGTACATCGGGCAGGTCTTCGCGAACGGCAAGCGCGTCGACGACACGCACACGCACAACGGCGTGCAACCAGGCAGCGGCAACAGCGGAAACGTGAACTGAGGTCCCATGCGATACCGAAAACTCGACGCTGACGGCGACTACGTCTTCGGCGGGGGCGCGGCCGACTTCCTCGTGAACACGCCCGAGACGGTCGCGCAAGCCGTGCTGACCCGCCTGCGCCTGCTGCGCGGCGAATGGTTCCTCGACACGACGGCCGGTATGCCGTGGGCAACCGACGTGCTCGGGAAGTACACGAGCGGCAAGTACGACGCAGCGATCCGGACATGCATCCTCGGGACGCGGGGCGTGACCGAGCTGACGAGCTATTCGAGCTCGGCGGACCCTGATACGCGCGGGCTGACCGTCACCGCGACGATCGACACCATCTACGGCAACACCACGGTACAGGCGATATTGTGACTCTCACGACCCTCGCACCCACCATCGACGCGAACGGCATTACGGCACCGACGTACGCCGACGTGTTCTCGTTCCTGCAGGACCAGTACCGGGCAATTTACGGCGCGGACACGTATCTGGAGCCCGACAGCCAGGACGGTCAGCTGCTCGGCGTGTTCGCCAAGGCGATCAGCGACGTAAACTCGGTCGCGATCGCTATCTACCAGTCGTTCAGCCCCGCGACAGCGCAGGGCGCGGCGCTGTCGAGCAATGTGAAGATCAACGGCATCGCGCGGAAGGTCGCGTCGTACTCGAGCGCCGACCTCGTGCTCGTCGGGCAGGCCGGTGCCACGATCACGAACGGCGCGGCGAAGGACGGCAACGGCGTGAAGTGGATGCTGCCGGCGACCGTGACGATCCCGCCGAGCGGCACAATCACCGTCACGGGGACGTGCGCGACGATAGGCGCTGTCGCGGCGCGCACCGGCACGATCAACCAGATCGCAACGCCGGCGTTTGGCTGGCAGACGGTGACGAATCCGGCGGACGCCGCCGAGGGCGCGCCCGTTGAGAAAGACGCGGTGCTGCGCCAGCGGCAGACGGTGTCGACCGCGCTGCCGTCGCTCACGGTGCTCGACGGCATCATCGGCGCGGTGGCGAACGTACCAGGCGTCACCCGGTATGTCGCCTATGAAAACGACACCAGTGCGACCGACGCGAACGGCATCCCGTCGCACTCGATTTCGCTTGTTGTGGAGGGCGGCGACGCGACGGCCATCGCGAATGCGATCGCGGCGAAGAAAACACCGGGGTCCGGGACTTACGGAACGACTGCCGTCATCGTCACGGACATCTACGGTCGGCCGATCACGATCAGGTACTTCCGGCCGGCGGGCGCGCCGATTGGTGCCACGGTCACGATCAAGGCGCTCACCGGCTATACCAGCCAGACGGGCCAGCAAATCCAGCAGGCGGTGTCGGACTACATCAACGGCGTGCAAATCGGCGGCGGGCTGTCCGGCAGCGTCGAATGGGGCGACGCGCTGACCGCGGCGAACAGCGTCGGCGGCGGCGTCACGTTCAAGCTTTCGGGTCTGACGCTCACCGGCCCGCGTGGCGCCGGCGCGCCGGATGTTGCGCTGCTGTTCAACGAGGCGGCGTCTTGTACTCCGGCGAACGTAACTCTGGTGGTGACGTGATGGCCGACCTGACCGACTACACCGCGTTGATCACGTCCGAGCACCGCAACCTACCTCGGTTTTCAGCGGTGCGCGGCGCGCTCCTGCAGCCGCTCGTCGATCAGATGAACGTGCTGGAGAGCATTCCGGGCAAGTTCGACCTGGACAACGCGGTCGGCGTACAGCTGGACGACGTCGGCCTCTGGGTCGGCGTGTCGCGGAAGATTCGCACGCCACTGACCGGTATCTACTTCTCGTTCGACATCGCCGGACTCGGCTTCGATCAGGGAATCTGGAAGGGCCCATTCGATCCCGACACGGGCCTGACTGTCCTCGACGACGACACGTACCGGCTGGTCATCCGCGCCAAGATCGGCGCGAACCACTGGGACGGAACACTCACGTCGAGCGCGGCAATCCTGAGCAGCATCTTCGGCCCCGACACGCACGTCTTCATCGAGGACCACCAGGACATGTCGATGACGATCGGGATCTCCGGAAAGGTGCCGTCCGCGGTGTTCCTCGCGCTGCTCGCGGGCGGCTACATCCCGCTCAAACCGGAAGGCGTGCGCGTCAACTACACGATCGTCACGACCGTCGACGGCGCGCCGCTGTTCGGCTTTGACATGAACAACCAGTTTGTCGCCGGGTTCGACGCCGGCGCCTGGGGAACCGCGCTGTAACCGCCTGCATTTCCTGCGCACAGCAAGCCGCCTTCGGGCGGCTTTTTCATTTCTGGAGCATCAATGCCAATTCAGAACGACTTCCTCCCGTTCGCCACCGGGCCGGGCGCGAACGTAGTCGATCAAGCGACGTATGCCGCGCTGACGGCGCTCACGACGGGCTTCCTTTCGGGTACGGCGCAGTCTGTACAGCTCAACAAGGTGTGGCGGCAGTCGAGCATTATGGCTGCAGTGATCGCGCAGTTCATCGTCGCGCAGACCGGCCAAGCCGCTGTGGACGACGGCACCACTGCGACGTTGCTCGCGAACTTCACGAAGGCAGTGAACGCAGCATCGAAGCAGCGCGTGATTCTGCCGGATACGGGCTTGGTGAACGCGTACGCTGCCGCGAACCCGGTGCCCATGACGAGTCTGCCGAGCGTCAGCGGCATCGTGCAGACGATCAGCGTGAAGACGGCGAACACTGGCGCGTCGACGTATTCGCCGGATGGCCTCGCTTCGCGCCCGATCTTCGGGCTCGGTGGTGCGGCACTTCAGGGTGGCGAGATGGTCGCGAATGGGATCGCGACGCTCGTGTCCTATGTCGGTCCGCTGCTCAACGGCGGATCGCTGTGTTGGGTGCTGTTCGAGTGCATTGGCGGTGCGCAGCAGGTTGCCGCCGCGACGCAAAGCCAGCATGCGATACCTCTCGGCCAGGCGACCGGGCGATTGCTGAATGTCAGGGTCTTTAGCGCGGTAGGGGCTTCAACATATGTGCCCACGCCCGGGACAACAGTTGTCTATGTCAAAGTTCAAGGAGGCGGTGGCAGCGGCGGCGGGTGTGCGGCAACCGGATCAGGCCAAGTTTTTGTCGGTTCCGGCGGTACGGCTGGCGCATATGCTGAAAGCTGGATCACATCAGGATTTTACGGGGTAACGATTACTGTCGGTTCAGGAGGGGCCGCAGTATCTGGGTTTAATTCAAATAATGGTGGCACCAGTTCATTCGGTTCCTTCGTTAGCGCGCCCGGCGGCGCAGGCGGAAGCGGTGCCGGGCCTACAGCACCACCATGGGCTACTGGCGCGTCTTCTAGCAGCATCGCTACTGGCGGAAATGTGCTCAACGCAAGTGGCCAGTGCGGTCAGCCTTCGGTCGGCTATTCGGCTACGTTCGGCCTGCCTGGGAGTGGTGGCCCCTCGGCATTAGGTGCAGGTGGTGGTACTGCGGCTTCTGGCTCCAACGGGGCTGGCGCAGCATCCAGAGGAGCGGGTGGTGGTGGATCGGTGCAAACGCAGTCGGGCGGGGCTTTGTCCGGAGGCGCCGGTGGAGCTGGAATTGTGTTGGTCTACGAATATGGGACGATCTAGTATGAGTGTTTATGCGTATATTGTTAATGGGGCTGTTTATGAGGTTATTCAGCCGGCGTGGGAGGATGGAGTTGAAATTCCAATTGATCAGCGGTACACCCAACAGTTTGTAGGGGCGTGTGTTGATATTACAGATGTTGCGCCTCAGCCTAAACAAGGGTGGCGCTACGATGGTAAATCCTTTATCGCTCCGGCCACCCCGTGATGTCACGCCACGCGTCTGATTTTCTCGTTTGGAAAATTTTCGTGTTTCACAAAATATCTTTTCCTGAATTCAAAAAACGGGGACTCGATATACGTGTGGGCCAACATACTGACCGCAATGGCGCCTAGTAACATTGCGAGCACAATGATGTGCGCAAGCAATTTTCTCGGATCGTCTCCTGCGGTCGTCCAGTTGATGGCTGGTTTAATATTATTCGCGAATGGCAAAACTACGAACAGATGAGTTAGGTAGAGTGAGTAGCTCGCCTCTCCAAGTCTAGCAATTCCCCTCCCTATCGAGTTGCTGGTAGTGAAGGTCGTAGATAATGTTGCGGCGATAATCGTTGCCCAAAGCAGTCCTTCTACAAGCGACCACCATGCTTGACCGGCGCGAGCATAAAGTAAAAATTCAAGGTGAGTATACCCGCAAAATAGTATCCCAAGGCTCGCTGCCGCGGCTAGCCACAACACGGGCCGCGTGCTTCGAGGGAAATGATGGTGAGTTGCCATCCACGCCAAAAGCATTCCGATCAGGAATTGATCGATGCGATATGGAAGCGTCGAATAATAAATCGAATTGGCGTAATCTGGTAGCGTGAAATAGAGGCTGAGGCGAGTAAGGTTCATGAGCATGATTAGCCCGATTAAGAATTTCGGGCCTCTCGTCGTCATGAATCGGTATAAAAATGGAAATAGCAAATAAAATTGACATTCGACGGCTATGGTCCACGTAATGGTCCACAGCATGGGGTATCCGACGCCAACGGCATCCCCTACGTTTGTCATTAAAAATAGTGGGTACAATAGATCGAGTGGGGTGCGCTGACTCTTGCTGGCATAAATTCCAATTCCGATCACGAAAATTAATAGAGGAAAAATTCGCACAAACCGGTTGTATATGAATGCGCGGTAATTGATCTCTGATGAGCCATTTTCGGCTTTGTGGCGCTCGGCCAAATACGTGAAAATGAATCCGCTCAGCACAAAGAATATTGCAACGCCGCTGTCCCCTAATCTAAAGCGCATTTGTTCGAGTCTGTCAATGTGATGGTCGACATAAAACATTTCCCATGCATGGGTAAAGACCACCATCGCCGCAGCGACAAATCTAAGCTGATCCAGCCTCGGCAAATACATCTTCTTTTCTATTGGTTTCATGCAATTTTTCTATTTATACCCGTGGCCTGTTCGGGCTGAGTTCAAGTCATAACGTCGCAATGATACAACAACCTTTCATTTGGCCGCCATCAGAGGGTGGCGTTTTCATTTCGAGGACTCGATGAAAAATGATCTCGTAGCCAGCGCAGTGAAGGTCGCGCCAGCAGTGGGAGGAAATTTTTGGTTGTGGTTGAAGAGCCACGACATCAACTGGTGGGTAGCCGTCGCGACGATCGCGTACATCGGGCTGCAGGCGTACTACCTGATCAAGAACAAGGGGAAGAGGGCATTGCTCGATGGCTAACGTACCGAAGAAGACACTCGCTGGTGTTGTGGGGGCTGCTGCGGCAGCCCTTCTTTTTTCCATGGTCCCGAAGTTCGAGGGGCTCGAGCTCATCGCGCGGCCGGACCCGATCGGAATCATCACGGCGTGCAACGGCGACACGAAGGACGTCCGCGCCGGCCAGCGCTTCACGCCCGCGGAGTGCCGCGCGCGCCTCGAGCAACGCCTGATCGAGCACGCCGAGCCGGTGCTGAAGTGCACGCCGGGGCTGAAGGGGCATACGTACCAGCTCGCGGCCGCGGTGAGCTTCGCCTACAACGTCGGCGCCGGCGCGTACTGCGGCAGCACGACGGCGAAACGCTTCAACGTCGGCGACTGGAAGGGCGCGTGCCGCGCGCTGAACGAGGCCGACAACGGCCGGGCGCAGTGGGTGACGGCCGGCGGCCGCGTGCTGTCTGGTCTGGTGAAACGGCGCGCTGAAGAGCGCGCATTGTGCGAGCGCGACCTATGACGACCACGAAGACCCACGAAACGCGGCGCACGCTGGCCGAGGACGTGTTCTATCCCGGCCATGAGCCGCGCACCGAGTCGCCGACGTTCCGCGCAAGCAAGCGCGCGATGAAGGCGGCCGGCGGCTACGTCTGCGCGGTGTGCGGGGACGACCAAGCGGTCGAGTCGCACCACAGGTTCTTCGAGTGGGCGTTCTCGCACGCGATCGACTGGAAGTGGATCCGCGGCGTCGCGCTCAACCAGGTCGACACGATGTTCAGCCACAAGCTGCAGCGCATCGTGCCGATCCCGCGCCAACACCCGGTCTGGGACGTGATCAGGCTGACGCAGGGCTTCGACTGGGAGGCGTTCGATCCTGCACGGCCCGAGACATTTGTCGACTCGACCTACAACCAGCTGCTGCTGTGCGCGTTGCACCACCGCGGCAAGGGCCACGGCCGGCACGAGGAAAGCGACCCGGTCTGGAGCGTGCAGGCGTTCCTGCTGCCGGACTTCGTCTACTCGCCGGACGAGCTCAAGCAACTGCACGCGAAGGAGCCGAAATGATCTTCCTGAAAATCGCTTGGCCGTACCTGCTGGCCGCGCTGCTCGGCGCGGCGGCCGGCGCCGGCGTCGAGCACCTGATCGGCGCGCGCGAGCTCGCCGACGAGCAGGCCGCGCGCGCGGCGGACGCGCAGCGGCACGCCGGCGACCTGACCTCGATCTCGCAGGCGGCGCTCGCCGCGGAACAGCGCGCGATCGCCGCCCACGACGCGGCCGCCTCGCAGGTGGCGGCCGTCGATGCACAACTCACGAAGGAGCGAACCGACCATGAAACCGAAAATCGCAGCCTGCGGGCTGCTCTCGCTGCTGGCACTGACCGGCTGCGCGTCGCCGTCCGGAACTGCACTGCAGCCGGTGCCGACGGTCTGCCCGGAGTTGCCGGCGCCGCCGGCGTGGGCGATGGTGCCGCCGCCGTCGCAGACATCGACCCAGCGGTTGCGGAGCGCGTTTTCGGGGTTGCCGGCGACGACCAGCGCGAAATCGACAAACTGAAGGCGGTGCAGGGATGGGTGTGCGCGGTGCGGCCGGCGACGCCGGGCTGCCAGTGAACGCGCAGAGTCTTCAGTACATTCCAGCGCGCCGCATCTCGTCTCTCAGCAGGTGCAGCAACCGGTGGAACGGCCCGTGCGGACCGCCCAGTTCGCCCTTGTCTTGCACGTTGCGATCCCACATTTCCCACCAGTCCATGACCTTCTGAAGCGATCTCCGGAGCATCACGATTTCGAGGATCAGGCGGCGTACTTCGGGATCACGATGCGTGAGCCACATCGCACGCAGTTCAGTTTCGCTCGGCGCGTCGAAGGCGGGAATTGTGGGTGTGCGTTTGACGAATGGGTCCTTGAGCGGCACCACGTTCCGGTCGACCTTCGTTTCTTCGAGCGGTTGCGCGTCGGCATCGGGGATCAGCTGGCCGATATACGAGGCCACTTCATCGGCGGTGAACGGCATATACGTGCGTCGGCGCTCGCCGGTATCGACGTCCGTGTACTCCCAGATGTACGCCCAGAGGGGTTTCATAATACAAAATAATACTGTATGGATATACAGTTTATCGCGCGGTAAGATGCTCTCGTCAAGTCTCAAAAATGGGGAGCTGACGATGTGCACGAACTACCGCGCGCCGGACGAGGATCCGGGTTTCAGCGAGCTGCGGCTCGGCCTGATCGATCTTTGGAAGCGGACGCCGTGGGAGCCCGAAATCTGGCCAGACTACGCGGCGCCGATCGTGCGCGCCGATGGCGACGCCGCGGCGGCCGCGATCGCGAACTTCGGTATGATCCCCAAGGACCACCAGCCGTAGGGCAAGAAGTACTTGACCGTGAACGCGCGTGCGGAGACGGTCGGCGAGAAGCCTGCGTATCGGACGGCCTGGCGCGCCGGGCAGCGCTGCCTGATCCCGGCCCGCTGGATCTACGAGCCGAACTGGGAGACGGGGAAGCACGTGCGCTACCGTATCGGCGTCGGCGACTGGCAGCCGTATTGCGTCGCGGGCGTATGGCGCGCGTGGAAGGAGCCGGACGGCGCCGAGACGCTCGCGATGGCGATGCTGACCGTGAACGCCGACGACCATCCGGTCATGAAGCATATGCACCGGCTCGGCGACGAGAAGCGCTCGGTCGTGATCGTGCGGCCGGCCGACTACGACGAGTGGCTGCACACGAAGAACGTCGACGCGGCGCGGGCGATGCTGCAGCTCTATCCGGCTGATGAGATGGGCGCAACGCCGCAGGTTCGCGACATGTGATTGCTGGGCGACTGGTTTTTCTTCGGATAGTCGTCGCGTGCGAACAACCTGGTGGATCGAATCACGCAATTGGCGGTGGTACGGTTACGAGCGAGCCAGTCGACCTGAAGGCGATCTCGTCGGGAGTAATCGTCAGGATGTCCTATCGCGGCGAACCACTGAGACGTGTGGCAACACGCTTCCTGCTTGCTTTTAATGCAGGTCGTGTGGGGTGTTTGTATTTGTTGAATGGTGAGTTATTTCGTTGCCTGGTCTGTATTTATTTCGTGTAATTGAGTGTAATTGATCGGCTCTCCGCGAAGACGTATTTTGATTGTGCGTGAGCATTTGTGTGCTGCGCTATAGTGTCAAAAGGTCGCGATCTAATTCATTGGGCATCTGAGGGCGTGGTCGCGTCGATCATTATGCTTTGATATGGAGAGTAAAAATGGCATATTTAAACTATGATGGTAATATTAAGCTCGCCAACGGGTACCAAAGAAAATATGGGGACAATTGGACTAGCGGATTCCTCGGTGTTGGTCAGGTGAATCAAGGTTATGATGTCGTTGGGGCGTACCAGAACTTCGATAGTAGTAGCAAGAAGACGACATGGGCAATCACTCCGGTGGCGACCAGCGGCAATGGTACCTACGTTTGGAGTGGCGACCAGGTCAATCTCCAAAGTGCCTATGATGGTAGTTATCTGGGATTGTCTGAAAAATTTAAAGAGGAAGATAATACCTACCCTGTGGCGTCCTACTCGAAACTTTCTACTGATAATGTTGCCTTCGGTTGGACTGTCTTGAAATATACCCCTGGCGGGAACAATCCTGATCCAAGGTTGAGCGACTCAGATGTAATATATTTGGTGGCTACTCCCGCTAATAACAATAAGATTGGTTCACTGGCGGGCGTTCTGGACACCAACGGCTACGGTTCTAAACTGGGCTTCCTGTACCTCGTCTCGGGTACGCGTCTCCTCAATCGTGACATCGGTACCGGTATGTGGCAGGTAACCTCACTGTAAGGCTGAGCTTTAATTTCGCGAGGCTCAATTGTTTGATCCTTGGTGGCGGGCGTAGCCCGCCATCGGCATGGTGGAAGCGGATCAGTCAAATCTCGAGTGGCTGCCCGTGAAAAAAGTCGACTCCGCGCGCGCGATGCTGCAGCTCTATTCGGCCGGCGATACGGGGGTTGAGCACATTCCATTACACACAAGTCTGCTGCTCAAGCTCGCGCGCGTATGTGATGCCGGCAGCAAAATCCACCACTCGCTGC